GTAAAAATTTCTTGTTTTTACTTGCAACCATGGAAGGCAAAAAGACTAATGTCCCAAGACTTTTCACAAAACGTGTATATGTTTTAGATACAAGGAAATCAACGATATGTGGAAGGATTTCGCAATTGGCGGGACTACCCTATTGTAAAATTGAAAGTGGAAGAGTTGTTTCGGTTACTGCTTGTGCTCAACCATCGGATCGAGGATATGTGTTAGAGATTGAAGGTAAAGGTGCGTACCGTATCGTTGATGGTCAAGATACGATTAGTTTGATGATTGATGATTATGGTGTATCAATGACAACGGGTAGATGGGAAGAGTACGCATTTGAAATGGTAAGCGTACGGCCACATGTCATGAAGGTTAAGGAGGATCGTGTTTTTAAGAATATTGAAATCAAACATGGTCGTGGTTGTGCTGCAGTACCACCATATATGAGGGTAGATCGTGAACAAAACTCGGAATTAAGATTACCAGGAACTGAGCGCAGTGATATGGATGTTTCAACATATCGACAGAAGAGGAGAGAGGAAAGGGAAGGAATGGATCGTAATACGCAAAGGTTACAACCAGCTCATATGCGATCTGAAGAAATGGACAGATCATCATGGTCAGAACAGGTGAATGCTTCTAAAGCGCAGAAGTATGATGAAGAGTTTAACAAATTTCAGGAGAGTGTTCGTCAAATAGAGCTTGAAGACGAATATCCAGCGGGACAGCAGGATGATGATAACGATGATAATTTCGGTTTAGGTTTAGTCAAAGATGAAGATAATACTTCACAGAAGAAAGGGGGTGAGGAAAGGGAGAAAAAGGCATCACAACAGGATGATTTTGGCTTAGATTTTGAAGAAGAATGTGCAAAATTTAATTACTTAACAGATACTTATTCCGAGCTAGTTGGAAAGATTGTTGCGAAGAATTTGAAGCAACTGGGTGGAAAATCTATGATTTTTCCGCAATTAGGAGATCGTTATACAGAAAAATTAGTCGTTCTAACAAAAGAGTGTAATAATGTACCATTATATAACATTGATGAGATTGCAAAAGAGTACAGATTCGCAGCGATTGGCACTTGTAAACGTATTGTCATGGTTGCTAAGGGAAATAGCTTTACGGCTCTACCAGCAGGTGCAATGTGACACTGATGTAGCTGGTACGTAACGCACAAGAAATTCAACTTAC